GCCTCGTCAACGGCTGGCCCAACAACCGCATCGACGAGCTCATGCCGTGGTGCTGGAAGACCAACGAAACCGGCTGATCGTCAACCGCCCGCCGCAAGGGCCTCTACGCCGCGCTTACGAAGAGGTCGGGGCGCTGAAGGCCGATGCCAAGCACCTCGCCGACCTGCTGCATGACGCGCTGCATGCCCGCTACGGCGCCGCCGCTGCCGCGGCCCGTCGCGCCGAGGGCAGGGACACCGGCCGTGTCCGCATCGCGGATGACGCCTTCGAGGTCGTCGCAGACCTGCCGAAGAAAGCGTCGTGGGACCAGCCGAAGCTGGCCGCGGCGGTCGCCACCATCGTGGCGTGGGGCGAGGACCCCGCCGACTACGTCACCACCGAGATCCGCGTGCCGGAGAGCCGCTTCACGGCCTGGCCGCCGCGCATCCGTGCGGTCTTCGAGCCGGCGCGCACCGTCGCCACCGGCCGCCCCTCCTACACCCTCGAACAGAAGGACGCCGCGTGATGGCGCACGAACTCCGCATCCAGGTCGTCATCCCGTTGCAGGGCGATGCCGTCGCCCGCGCCAAGGACGTCGCCGCCTTTGAGCCGACGCTCGACAGCTTCACCGAAGTCGTCGCGCGTGCCGGCGGCGACATCAAGGTCGACGTCATCAAGGCCAAGCCGCGCGCCCCGAAGCAGGAGGCGCATTGATGGCGATCTCCCTTGCATCCCTGCGGCGTGGTGGCGACGCGCGCCCGCCGCGGCTGCTCACCTATGGCGTGGCCGGCGTCGGCAAGACGCTCTTCGCGACCTCCGCGCCGCGACCGGTGGTGGTGCAGACCGAGGACGGGCTCGGCACGATCAGCGCGGCCACCTTCGGCGTGCTGCGCAGCTTCGACGCGGTGATGGAGGCGCTCGGCAGCCTCTACACCGAGCCGCACGACTTCGAGACGCTGGTGGTGGACAGCCTCGACTGGCTGGAACCGCTGGTCTGGCAGCACACGGCGCAGACCCACAACCAGCCGGACATCGAGACCTTCGGCTACGGCAAGGGCTACCTGGCGGCGCTGGATACCTGGCGCAGCTTCCTCGATGGCGTGAATGCGCTGCGCGACGAGCGCGGCATGGGCGTGATCCTCATCGCCCACGCCGAGATCAAGCGCTTCGACAGCCCCGAGACGGAGCCCTACGACCGGTACCAGCCCAAGCTGCATCGCAGCGCCTCGGCTCTGGTGCAGGAGCATGTCGATGCCGTGCTCTTCGCGAACTACCGCGTCAGCACGCTGAAGTCGGACGTCGGCTTCAACAAGAAGGTGGTCCGCGGCGTGAGCGGCGGTGATCGCCTGCTGCACACCGCGGAGCGGCCGGCCTTCCTCGCGAAGAACCGCTTCGGGCTGCCCGAGACGCTGCCGCTGTCCTGGCCCGACCTCGCCGCCGGCATCCCCTTCTACGCGGCGCCGCCCAGCGCCGCCCCCGCCTCCACACCCGAAGCCCGGAGCTGACCCATGGCATCCCTCAATGGAACCTTTGACGCGACCGAAGTCGCCCCCGCTGTCCCGCTCGAGGTGCTGCCGCCCGGCAAGTACCTCGCGCATCTGATCGAGAGCGAGATGCTGCCGACCAAGGCCGGCGACGGGCAGCTGCTGAAGCTGGTGTTCGAGGTGTTGGAGGGCCCCTCGGCGCGCCGGAAGATCTTCGACCAGCTGAACCTGGTGAACCGCAACGAACAGACGGTGGAGATCGCGCAGCGCACGCTGTCGGCCATCTGCCACGCGGTCGGCCAGGTGCATGTCAGCGACAGCGAGCAGCTGCACTTCAAGCCGCTGATCGTGACGCTGAAGGTCGAGCCGGCCGGCAACGACAAGTACGGCGTCTACCGCGAGGCGCGGAACAAGGTGGCCGGTTATTCCGCGGCCAATGCTGGCGCTGCGTCCAGCACCGCCCCGCGCCCTGCCAGCCCGGGGCCCCGTCCGGCCGCCGCGGCGCCTCCGGCGGCCGCCCGCACCGGCCCGGCGGCGACCCCGCCCTGGCGCCGCAATGCCTGATCACCAGCCGGCAGGCCGCCCGCCTGCCGGCCTCCCTCCCTCGAACCAGGATCAGGTCATGGCTGCCCTTCCTCCGCCCGCATGTCCCACCGTCACCGCCATCTACGCGGCCTATGAGGCGGCGGCGGATAGCGGCTATCGCGCGCATCTCGGTGCCTCGCTGATCGGCACCGAATGCGAGCGGGCCATCTGGTATTCCTTCCGCTGGGCCACGCGGGCCCGGCACACCGGTCAGCTGCTGCGGCTGTTCGACACCGGCAATCTGGCCGAGGCCCGCTTCGTCGCGGACCTGAGGCGCATCGGCGTGACGGTCCTGGACCTGGATCCCGCGACCGGACGGCAGTGGAACCTGCGCGATGCCTCCGGCCACTTCGGCGGAAGCATGGACGCGGTGGCGATCGGTTTCCCGGAGGCGCCCGCCACCTGGCACGTCTGCGAGTTCAAGACCCACAGCGCGAAGTCCTTCGCCAAGCTGAAGGCCGAGGGCGTCGCCGCCTCCAAGCCGCTGCACTGGGCGCAGATGCAGGCGTACATGCAGCTCGCCGGCCTCGATCGGGCCTTCTATCTGGCGGTCTGCAAGGATACGGACGAGCTCTACCAGGAGCGCATCCGCCACGATGCCGAGGCGGGCCTGCGCATCCTGGCCAAGGCCGAGCGCATCATTGGCGGCGCGCGGCCACCGGCCCGTATCAGCCAGGATCCCGCCTGGTGGCAGTGCTGCTTCTGCGACCACCACGCCGTCTGCCATGCCGGCGCGGCGCCGGAGCGGCATTGCCGGTCCTGCCTGCATGCATCGCCGGTCCAGGGTGGCGACTGGCATTGCGCCCGGCACGCCGCCCCGCTCGGCCGGCGCGAGCAGGAGGCCGGTTGCGCGGCACATCTCTACCTGCCGGACTTCGTGGCCGCCGAGCAGATCGACGCCGGCGAGGATTGGGTCAGCTATCGGCTGCCGGACGGCACCGAATGGCGTGACGGCGTGCCCGCCGCGGCGCGGCCGGACATTGTCTCGCACCTGCCATGCCGGATCTGTCGCGCCACGATCTATCGGGTCGGGCCCGGCAAGGGGCCGCACATCGCCGAGCTGATCTGCACCGGCTGCGAGACAGGCGGGCGCTGGCTCAGCAAGGTCGACGCCGTGGCGATGGGGGTGGCGGCATGACCCTCTCCCTCCGCCCGTACCAGCGCAACGCCATCGAGGCGCTCTACGACTACTTCTCGGCCAGCAGCGGCAATCCGCTGGTCGTCATGCCGACCGGCACAGGAAAAAGCCTGTGCATCGCCGGCTTCACGCGTGAGGCGATCGCCGCCTATGGCGACACCCGCGTTCTGATCCTCACCCACGTGAAGGAGTTGATCCAGCAGAACTTCATGGCGCTGCTGCGCGCCTGGCCCGAGGCGCCGGCCGGCATCTACTCGGCCGGCCTGTCCCGCCGCGACATCCACGCGCAGATCCTGTTCGCCGGCATCCAGTCCATCCACCGCCATGCGCGGCAGGTGCAACGTTGCGACCTCGTGCTGATCGATGAGGCGCACCTGCTCGGCCGTGGCGACAGCGGCATGTACCGCTCCTTCCTGACGCAGCTCAACGAGATCAACGCGGGCCTGCTGAAGGTCGTCGGCTTCACGGCCACGCCCTATCGGCTCGACAGCGGCATGCTGCACGAGGGGAAGGACCGGCTCTTCACCGACATCGCGTTCCAGGTGCCGGTGCTGGAGATGATCCAGCAGGGCTATCTCTGCTCCGTTGTCCCGAAGCAGACCTCGACCCAGCTCGACGTCGGCGGCGTCGGCACGCGCGGCGGGGAATTCATCGCCAAGGACCTCGAGGCCGCGGTGGACCGCGACGAGGTCACCCGCGCCGCTGTGGCCGAGATCGTCCAGCACGGCGAAGGCCGCGGCTCCTGGCTGGTGTTCTGCTCGGGCGTCGCTCACGCCCGCCATGTCCGAGACGCCATCCGCGAGCATGGCATCTCCGCCGAGACGGTCACCGGCGACACGCCGGCGCCGGAGCGCGACGGCATCCTGGCGGCGTTCAAGGCGGGGCGGCTGCGGTGCGTCACCAACGCCAATGTCCTCACCACCGGCTTCGACGCGCCGGGCACCGACCTTATCGCACTCCTGCGCCCCACGAAGAGTGTGGGCCTCTACGTCCAGATGGTCGGCCGCGGCACACGCCTGGCCGAGGGCAAGGATGACTGCCTCGTGCTGGACTTCGCCGGTAACACGGCGCGGCACGGCCCGATCGACACCGTGGATGGGCGAAAGAAGGAACCCGCCGGCGACGGCGAGGCACCGATCAAGGTCTGCCCGGAATGCCAGACCATCAACCACGCCAGCGCGCGGCACTGCATCGAGTGTGACCATGAGTTCCCGCCGCCGGTCGTGAAGGTGGCGCCGCAGGCGGCGTCGAACGCGCTGCTCTCGACGCAGATCCAGGCGGCCTGGTGCGACGTCACCGGCATCACCTATGCGCGCCACGACAAGCCCGGGAAGCCGGCGTCGCTGCGCGTCACCTACGAATGCGGCCTCGCGCGTCACAGCGAATGGGTGTGCTTCGAGCACATCGGCTTCCCGCGCGACAAGGCGGTGGGCTGGTGGCGGCGCCGCGCCGGCAATCTGCCGCCCCCGGTGACGGTCGATGAGGCGCTGGCACAGCTCGACCAGCTGCGCCGTCCCATCGCGATCCAGGTGCGGCCGGCCGGCCAGTACACCGAGATCGCCGCGGCGAGGTTCGTGTGAGATGCGCAGCCTGTCGCCTCCGCACCGCCCGCGGCTTCGGCTGGTTCGATCCGCGGGTGCGAACCAGCGAACCGCTGCCGGCCTGTTCCATGCGCTGCATGAACGCGCTCTGCCGGAGGTGGGGCATGGTTGATCCCGACGAGCACGAGATTGCCGCGATCGCGGCGGCTAGCCCCATGGCGGGCGAATACCTGGAGAGCATCGGCAAGACCGATCTCGCGGTGCTGACCGAGGCCGAGTGGCTGACGCTGCTGGAGGTGGTCATCACCGCTTACCAGGACGAGCTTGCGCGCCAGCTGGATCAGGGTCGCCATCCGGCGCCACCGCTCGCTGCGGGTGGCCGCCCATGAGCGACGTCACCTCGGCCCGGGAGGTCGCGCGCCGGCTCGGCATTTCGCACACCGCGATCCAGAAGGCTGAACGCGCCGGGCGGATCGCGCGTGAGCCGAGTGGCGCCTGGGACATCGACAAGGTCCGGGCCGGCCTCGCGACCAAGAGCGCTCCGGCGCCGCGCAAGCCGTATCGTCCACGCGCCAAGCAGCCGCCCTGGGCCAGGGCTGCGCACCATCTCGGCGAGCTCGCGTCGGATATTCGCGGCCCCGCACGCGGGATCCACGCCGAGTTGGAGCGGGCGCGCCAGGCGCTCGAACGCGCCGCACGCCAGATGGCCGCCCTCTATCCCGAAATCCTGCGCCTGGAGCGCGCCTGCGACGCAGCCATTGCCGCACAGGAGCGTGGCAGCGAATGACGGATGCTCCCTCCTTCATGGCCGATTACGGCGAGCGCCTGGTCGACAACGGCTATTCCGTCATCCCGATCATGCCGGGCACCAAGGTGCCAGGGCGCTTCACCGGCGGGGAGTGGTCGCCCTATCCCGACTGGGCGCGGCACTGCGACCGGCCGACGAAGCCCTTCGAGGTGGACATCTGGCGCCGCTGGCCGGGCTGCGGCGTGGGCATCGCCACCGGCGCCGTGGTGGGTATCGACATCGACATCCTGGACGGCGCGCTGGCCATCCAGATCGCCGAGCTCGCCACCTCCATGCTGGGCGACACCCCCTGCCTGCGCATCGGCCGCGCCCCGAAGCGGCTGCTGGTCTATCGCGCCGCGGCGCCCTTCGCCGGCCGCAAGCGCCATCCCCTCGAGCTGCTGGCGCGCGGTCAGCAATTCGTCGCCTATGCCGTGCACCCCGACACCGGCCGCCCCTACGAGTGGCCGGAGGACAGCCTGGTGGAGCTTCCGCTGTCCCGCCTGCCGGTCGTGGACGAGGCCGGCTGCACGGCCTTCCTGGACGCTGCCTGGCAGCTCGTCCCCGACGAGGTCAGGGTCAACTCGATCCTCGCGGACGCACCGACCAGCACCTGGCGCGGTCCCAGCGACCCGAAGGGCACCCGAGACGCCATCGCCGCGGCGCTGGCTTGGCTGCCGAACGACGACCTGCCGGGCAACGAGTGGATCACCGTCGGCGCCGCCATCAAGGCCGCTATCGGCGAGGAGGGGCGCGACCTCTGGCTCGACTGGTCTCGGCGGTCCGGGAAGTCGGGCCAGTCCGGCCGCTCCGACACCCCCGAGCGGCGCTGGGCCTCGCTGCGGCCGCACAGCGTCGGCGCGGGGAAGATCTACTGGCTGGCCGAGCAGCGCGGCTGGGTGCCGGATCCCGCCCTGACGCTGAACGGCACGGCGGCGGAGCAGGCGACCCAGCCGCATCCCGCGGCGGGCCTGCTGGCGAAGGTCGCGGTCGCGCCGCTGCCGATCGCGCCGCCGCCGAAGCCCTATCGCGTCCCGCCCGAGCTGTTGCAGGTGGACGGCGTGCTGCGGCTTTTCGTCGACTACGCGACCGCCAGCGCCGTCAGCCCGCAGCCCTTCCTCTCGCTGGGTGCCGCCATCTGCCTGGTCGGCGCCATTGCCGGCCGCCGGTATCGCACGCCGACCGACCTGCGCAGCAACGTCTACGCCATCGGCATCGCCGACAGCGGCGGCGGGAAGGACCACGCCCGGCGATGCGCGAAGCGCGCGATCTACGCCGCGGGCCTCGACCGATACCTTGGCGGCGAGGATCTCGCCTCCTCGGCGGGGCTGCTCACCTCGCTGCAGCGCCATCCGGCCCGGCTGTTCCAAGTGGACGAATTCGGCCAGTTCCTGAAGCTGGTCCTGAACCAGCGTGCGCTGGCGCATAAGGCGGCCATCTGGTCAGAACTGACCAAGCTCTACACCTCGGCTGCCGAGCCCTACATCGGCGCCGAGTACGCCGACCAGAAAGCGCGGCCGCGCGTCACCATCGAGCAGCCCTGCGCCTGCATCTGGGGCGTCACGGTGCCGGGGCCGCTCTGGACCGCCCTGGAAGGTGGCGCGCTGGCGGACGGCTCCATCGCGCGCTTCCTGGTCTTCCTGACAGACGACGACTACCCGGAGCGCAATGAGACGCCGGCGCCGATGGACCCGCCGCCCGCACTGGTGTCCGCCCTGCAGGGGATCGCCCGCGGCGTGCCCGGCCACAGCCACGGCGGCAACATCGCCGATGCCATGGAATCCTCGGCGCCGATCCACGCCTACACGGTGCCGCTCAGCCCCGACGCCGAGGCGGCCATGGCGCGCGTCCGCCGCGAAGCAACCGACCTCCTGCGCTCGCACCGTGGCACCTACGCCACCGCGCTCTTCGGCCGATACGCCGAGAACGCGGCGAAGCTGGCGATGATCGCCGCCGTCAGTCGTGATCCTGCCCGGCCCATCACGGAGGCCCGCGACGTCACCTGGGCCTCGGCGTTGGTCGAGCACTGCATCGGCACGCTGCTGCGCGAAGCCGAGCGTCTCGTCGCCGACACGCCCGCGCATTCCCGCATCAAGAAGGTCCTCGAGGTCATCCGCAAGGCCGGCCGGATCAGCCGCAGCGCCTTCGTCCGGAAGACGCAGTTCCTCTCGAAGGCCGAGCGTGAGGACGCCATCGCCACGCTGCTCGACAGCAAGCAGATCGCGATCGAGGTCACGCAGAACGCGTCGGGTCCGGGCACCAGCTGGATCATCGCCACCGAACCGCAGGAGGGCTTGAAGAGTGATGCTGCATGACGCGCGCAAACCCGCAGAAAACGGGACTCTTCAACAATTCAACTTTTCACGCGGGCGTATGCAGACGCCCGGGCGGGGGTGCGGGGGAGAGAGACCCTTTGAAGAGTTTGAAGAATTGAATAGTTATATTGATCAGATAGTTAGACCCCTCTCATCCCCTCGACTCTTCACCACTCTTCAAGAGCTCGGTCGGGGGAGGCAGGCATGAGCATGCCTGGCGCGCCGTTGCCGCCCCGCACGTCCCTCGACCGCGGAAGCCGCAGCGCAACCACCGTGCCTGAGATGGAAATGCTGCGCCGCCGCGTCTGGCTGCAGCAGGGCGTCGTCTCGCTGCACCTCGAGGACATCACCGATCCCTGGCTGCGCCAGGCAATCCAGAACGAAGCCGTGCGCCGTTGGGGCCCGCGGCAGCAGGAGAAGACTCATGGCCGGTAAGCGGAAGGCAAAGACCTCGAAGCAGAAGGAATCGATGGGCCCGTCGAAGTGGCGGCTGCAGCACGGTGGCTTCGGCGAGCCGATCCGCGACGCGGATCCGGAGACGGGCGTGCCGGTCGCCCATCGCCGTGCCGTGGACACCCTGGGCGCCATGCAGGCCAACGGCACCATCACGGCCGAGATGTTCGAGGCGGGCGGAATCTTCCGGCGGCAGTTCCGGTCAGCGATGCT